TAAGAAACCGTGGTTCTTATACGAAGAACATGGGTTATCAATCGCTATCCTGCAAAACAATTCAGAATGGGCGCGCTATGGTGAACCAACTACACCTTACCGCTGGCAACGCAACTACCACTTTTACGGTAATGAGAAGTCAGAGTTCATGGATAAGCAAATACCATTGAGAATTACTGTTACATCTAAGAGTCCTGATGAATGGCATGTTCCACAAATGTTTGCCCCTGTTACATTGAAAGTGAGAGAGCGCAAGACTGTATCTAAAGGTTGGGAAGATGTTTACAATGCATTCCCTTTCCCCGCGGCTGTAACATATGGTGACATCGTTGAGGAAGAATACATTTCGGCTATCAAACCTGAACGACTATTACCAACAGCGGATTGTTATGTCAAAGACTTATCATCACTTGCTGAGTTATATCAAACAAAGAGCGAAACAATTGCTGGAATACCTAATCCTGTTGGACCAATGGTTCTTATCAAGGCTAAGGTTAGCGACTTGCGACTTGAACCGAGCGACTACGAGTATGACCCAACTGGTCACACATACTTCATGCGCGTCACAACATTTGACCTCATGAAGACATATGGTGAACAAGATTCACGAAGAGACATTGGAATAGGGATTCACGGATTCCTTGGTGATGAAGCACGCTGCTTTGAATATGCTACCGATGATGGTTACAAACCATATGCTATCAAGTCAACCGTGTTCATCTATGGTCGCCTTGGATTATCTGTCAAAGACGACAAAGAAATCCCCAAGATTAACGCAGTAGGGATTTACGCAGTCCCTCGCCTCGCCATTCCCGGCGGAGAAGGCGGAGACACCAACACAAATCAATTTACAGGAGAGTGAAATGAATGGCTAATCTAAATGACCTAAAACAACAAGCACAAACAGAAACCACGAACGAAGTTGCGCAAGATATACTCACCCCTGAAGGGGGTGAGGCTACGCCTGTCACAAGCGCACCTATCGGTCAAGGAGTATGGGGAGAAATTATGAATGCGGCTGATTACCTACCTGACAATCAAACCTTTATGGGTCTTGTTGGACCTGAAGGCGTTGGTAAAACAGGTATCGTTCTCGATAGCCTTACTGATGAAGAAATAAAAAGAGGAGATGTAATCTTCGTGCTTGATTTTGATGGAGGAGGGCAGACTATTCGCACTACTCATCATCGTGATATAGCGAAAAACATTCGTGTTCTTAACCCCAATGTAATGCAGACCGGAGATGCGCGTGATTCATTCGATTACTCAGCGACTCATAAGAGAGTTATGAATATTGGAAGAACTCTTGTTGATTGGGCAGCGAAACCGGGAAAGAAGCCACTATTACATAGTGTTCTTATCACAGGTATCGACCAATGGGACAATGTTGCAACCAACTGTATGTTCATTGAAGACTTAGGCACAGCACCTGATGGTATTGGTGCTAAGGTGAAACCTCATGAGCAAATCGGAATGCGCTTCAATTGGCAAATCCGTTCAACTCGTTTCCATCAACTGACTGCAATCAGCAAGACGCTTATGAGTCTTGGAGTGCGCGTCTATTGGGAGACTCACTTTAAGGACATTCAAGACAAGTCTGGAAACATCCTCGGTAAGAAAGCCGCGTGGGAGAAGAACACCGCTATGCATCTTAACCAAGTATGCTGGTTCTCAAAAACCAAAGTGCGTGATGAAAACAATTCACCAACTGGTGAAGTGCGCTACGAAGTTGAGTTTGTAAAATGCAGGACTAATCCTGCATTACTCGACCAACGCCGATTAATCATGAGAACCCAAAAAGATGCCTCGCCAGAATGGTATGGACTACCTGAACTAAGGGAAGGGAAGGTTTGAATGTCGGGAACTGAGTATAATGATGAGTGGCCCAAAACAGGCACACCTGCACATAACAAAAGTCAACCGCGCGGAGTTCATATGAATGATTCATCACCGCTTGATGATAAATACCCTGCTTATATCCCTGACCCTGCATGTATGGAGTGTGGAGGTATGGGGTGGGTTTATAATCAAATCACAAGGTTTGATGCTGATGGTGAACCTGACTTCGTAGATGTTGAAAGAGAACCCTGTGATTGTATTTTTGGTTACATGGGTGTAGTTGCAGATATTAATTGCCGCGCGTGTGAAGGAAGCGGTGAAGTCGAGGAAGTGTATATCAAAGATAACGAAACTGTTGCTAAACATTACAGTTGTTTATGTCTAAGATATGTTCCATTAAACGCGCCTAATAACGAAGGTGAGGGAGTTGACTGACCCATCTAACCACCCAATTCATATCCGAATAGGTAGTAATTATCTATGCAAGGATAGAACCGCTTACACCCCACCACCAGTTAAAATGATGGGTGATAGCGATTGGCACAACAAAAGACCGTTGTGTTCGGAATGCGGGTTAGCACACATAATAAGATTTGGAGAGGAAATGAAATGGCACAAGCAATAATTGATAGAACTAAATTAATAGGATTCTTAAATGGGTTCGGAGACAATATACAAGATATATTACTTGAGGTGAAAGATAATCGCATATACGGAGCAGTCGATGTCGCTACGCATTATTGCGAAAAGAGTATGCCCATCATGCTATCTAATCAAGTGAAGTATAGACCGGGTAAGGTATATGTTACAGATGTAGCAAAAACACTAACCTTCCTTAAAGCATTTTCGCAAGATTTATGTATATTGACTCAATGGGACGGCTCTTTTAATCTTGAGATAGACAATGATTCTTTACAGATACCGAGCCATACGCATATACTATCAGCCCTTACTGTTGACCGAGCGAAGGCTGCAATAAAAGAGATGGTGGCTAACAATTACAGTAAAATAGGACCCGTTCAACTTACGGTTAATGGCTCCATACTGATGAAAGATTTAGCAGGTATGAAAGTAGGAATCAAAGTCGCGGGTAAGGATGCGCCTTGTAAAATCAAGGTGTCTGCAAGTGATACTGAAATGGTGATTACTATGGGTAATATCGTCGGAGGTGTGAGTATGAGCCGCGTGATTGAATTAGGTAATGTATGGGGTGAAGATGAAGCAAGTGCATACTTTGGTTCTCACTTACCAAACACTCTCGGATGCATGGGTAGCGGCATGGTTGATTTCTATATGGGTGACCACGCTGCGCTTGTTTTGAATCATCAAGAGGATGATACTGTAATGATTATTAAACATCAGCAAGGGGTGACTATGTGATTACAGACGCTATCTATCACGATGATACACCACCTACTATTTACACAAGGTGGCGTAATGATAAAGGAGAACTACAAGAGGAGAAGATTGACGATTTCAAACCTCACTTCTTTATTCCTCAATCAACACCGGAGTTTAGAATTAAAAGTATGAAGCGTTCATATCCTGATGCTCAAGTTGACATCAATAAGAACTACGAGGGGCTTGACGGGTCACTCCTGTATCAAGTAAGCACTAACTCACCTGCTGATATATTCAGAATGCGGGGCATGTTTTCTAAGACTTACGAAGCAGATGTCAGATATGTTGACCAATACCTTATCGACAATGTTCCAGAGATGCCTAAGTGGAAGCCGCGTAAATGGTGGTATGATATAGAGTGTGACACCGGAGACGATAATTACACCACGGTCATTGCTGTTATTGACTCTGACCTCGATATGCCTGTCGTGTTTGCATGGACTGATGATACAACTAATTGTCCTTACCCAAACACAGGCCGTTCACGGGAATTGCATGAAAGAAAGGTGCGCGACACGAAATATGAATTACATCTATGCTTCAGCGAGAAACAATTGTATGAGAACTTCATTGATTTCTTGCATGAGCGTGACCCTGATATGATGATTGCACATGCAGGGACATTCTTCGACATACCTCACATGATTGCCCGCCTTGACAAGATATACGGTCGAGGAGGCGCATCAAGATTGAGTCCTCTTAAGATGATTCGTTATCCTAAGAGGGGTGAACGATACCGCTTCGACGACCAACCGATTGTAGGTCGATGGCAATTTGATACTGCTGCTCCTGCTACAAGCGGGACAGGGTTTGAGCGAGTATGGAAAGACAGCGGAGGTGGACAACTACCTAACCGCAAGTTGAATACTATTGCTGAAACACTTGGGCTTGGTTCTAAACTCACCGAAGAGATTGAGGGTATGGATGTTCATAATGGATGGCGTGAGTATTGGCCGGAGTTTGTTGACTACTGTATGCTTGACACCGTTCTGCTTCGTGGGATTGATGAAGCGCGCAATGTAACAGACTTCTTTGTAGAAATGGTTCGCCTTTGTGGTGTATCAATTCAATCAGCAACCAATGTAACAAACTTTGCGCGTGGTTTAATTCAACGAAGGACTACTCTCAAAGCACCCACTCGATTCAAAGCAGAGAAGGTTGATTTCAAAGGTGCTGAGTTCATCATCAAAGATGGTGGACTCTATCAAGATGTAGCAGTAATAGATTACAAAGGGCTTTATCCATCACTCATTACAGGACACAATCTTTGTTATACCACTAAGAGAGATGGTCCGGGTGTAGGTATTATTCAACTTGAGAATGGTTCTTATTGGGACCAGAATGAAAAAGGAATACTACCCTTAGTTGTTGACTATCTGTTTGATTTCCGAGCAGAGTGTAAACAAAAGATGCGCGACGCTGAATCAACAGTAGAGAGAGAGGCATGGAATACAACGCAGTCTGCTATCAAACGCGTGATGGCGAGTCTGTATGGTATGACTGCTCACATTGGTTTCGGTTGGGCTGATGCTGATATAGCACACACTATCTTATCTGAAGGTCGTCGCTGTATAAGACTGCTCGACAGCACAGCAACAAGGCTTGGGTATAATGTTCTATATGGATTTACAGACAGCGCATTTATACAAGTTCCGTTTGAAGATGCAGAGACATTAGCATCGCGCGTAACTGAATCTATACAACAAGCCACAGGTAACAAGTTACTTTTTGCTGAACTTGAAGCATACCATGAACATTGGTTATTAGTCGGTAAGAATAAGTATGCTGGTATAGTGACTTGGCCTCCTGAAGATGAAGGTAAGATGAAGACAGCCAACTTTCTCAAAGGTAGTTCACAAGCACCTATCACTAAAGAGGCAGAGCGAACAGCACTTGAGTTGATTTGTAATGGTGAACAAGAAGTAACAGTTAGAGATGCGATATTAAAACTTGCTTTGCCTGTTCGTCAAGGACATGTCGTGCTGAAAGAAGTAACTCAACAGACGCGTATTAGTCAACACCCGGATGATTACAAAATACTATCCGGTGCGAGTAAAGCCGCGCATTATTACAACAACTACATCCCAACAGACGACCCATTTGTAGCGGGGGATTCTGTGAAGTGGGTGTATGTTGAAAGTGTCCCTCCCGGTATGCCACCAACTAAAGTGGTTGCTTATCGTGAAGAGGATGAAATTAAAAATTACAAACTTGATGCCAAAGTGATTCTTTACAAGGCTATCATAAAGAAACTACAAACCGTGTATGAAATCTTGGGTTGGGATTTAGGCGCGGCAACAGGAGAACCCCGACCCGCTATATTATGGTGATACAATGACAAACGAAAACAGAATTAATGAATTAGAAATACAAGTTGAAAAAATGGATAAACGAATTAAAGATTTGGATGGTTATATTGATACTTTAGAAGAGGCAATGGCACCCGCGCACAAGTTAGCGCAGGCTGTTGCTGAACTACAAGATGAGATGATGAAGCATCATGGGATATATCTCATGAATAAAATCCACGCTCCTACAATGGTGGGTAGGTCGTGAGTTTAAGCAACTATCCTGACGGTATGGACTTCGGAGCATATGACGACTACCACGACCCCATGTTAGAATGCGGACATCGCGAGCAAAGTGATTGCGACTGTTGGTGTGATGGAGGAGAAGGTGATTACGCACATCTAAATGATAACTGCACAGGCGATGATTGTCAACACTTACAATGTCAATCATGCTTCTCACCTACTGATGAGGAAGAGTTCACGGTGGACAATCTTCAAAGACAGAACTCACAAGGGAAACCTATGTGGGTTGATGTTGAGAAAACTAAACCGCTAAGGTTTATTCCTCAAAACGAATTAGAAGAAGCGCGACTGTGTGAGGCATGTCATGCTGAATACAAATACGAGATTAAAAATAAAGAGTTGATTGAATGAGACTTACTGCTAATATATGCACGCATAAGAATTGCAACAACTCTACAAGAGCAGGGTTTAGATTTTGTTATAGACCGAACTGCTCCAAGCGCAAGCCTAAAGGAGATGAAGAAGAATGACTGCTAAGATATACGACGACGGTTCATCCTATGCATGGACTCCTGAAATGGGTAAGGACGGTATCATCATTCGCATAAGTAAGTCAACACTTACTGCTCCTCTATGGTGCGCACAGCAGATGTGGATTGACCATAACTATCCGCGTAAGCAGGAGTTAGTAAAGCATCTTGTCCTTGGAGACGATGTTCACAATGGGTTAGAGATGTTCTATGACAATCTGTCTAAAGCCGATTACGATATGATACACAAGAGTGCTAAGAAGGGTGCTGATGTAACTAAGTTGCTGTCTGTTTATATCCCAACACAAGAAGCGATTGTAAACAACAGGAGGAAAGAGAACAAAGAGTTTCCTTTCTATAATGAAGACTATGATAGAAACATGAATTGGCTCATGAACTACGAAGGCGCGCGTATGGCATTGGCTAAGACTCCATTACCATTAGCGAACGAAGTAAGATTGGAAGTGAGATTAGAAGTGGAGGTTCCAGAATACGGCACAATCCCTGTTCAATTTGTTGGTATTATTGACCGAGTGTTTGAAGCACCTGATGGTGGACTCATGGTATTTGAGTTGAAGACAGGTAAATGGAAGGACAATAAAATGTCAGCCATGCGCAAAGAGATGTCTTACTATAAGTTCTTGATAGACAACGCTGACCCTACCTTTCTTAAAGAGAACGGTATAGACCGAGCCGTGACTCATTGGGGATGGAGATATTCAGCCGCAGACCATTGGCATATCGAACCTGTTAAATCAGTAAGCGAGAGAAGCATGATGAAACTGCTGCGCGACCTAATTAAAATGTATCTTGATGAACATTTTCCAACCACTAAACAAGACTTCAAATGTTCATGGTGTAATGTTCTTGAACTATGTCCTAAGTATGCTATACCGGAGGCTTCTCAATGAAACCATGTGAACTATGTAACCAAATAAAAACTGACGGTATGAGATATGCAACACGCGTAGCGTGTCTTCAATGTATAGATAAAGCACTTGAGTTTGTTATCACAGCAGGGCTAAGTTTCGAGGGTGATGAGGGGTGAATAAACCCTTCAGTTTACAATTCCCTAAAGAGGTAGGATTGTTTCGTAAATTGATACAGGACAAAAATGAGTTTGAAAGGTATTGGGCAGGCTTAGGTCATTCGCAATGTGCTTATATGTCGGTGTATTCATTTCGTGCTGTAAAACCTAATGGACGGCGCGCGGAGTATAACACAGCCATAGTAAGCAATTTTGTTTTGGACTTCGACAAGAAGTATCGTAAGGGTAGTGACATGATAGAGGTTGATGGCGATGAAGTTGTTGACCAAGTTGCTCGGTTGCATGATTATCTTTTAGAGAAAGAAGTATCGCACGCTGTCTGGTTCAGCGGTAATGGATTTCATATATGGATAGCATTAGACAAGACGCATCTTCCTTCAACTGGAAGAGAGGTAATGTATATCAAATCCGCAGGGCGTAAGGTAATCAATCAATGGAAGAAAGATATGTCATTGTATTGCATGGACCCTACTGTGCCATTCGACATGGCGCGTATGATACGAGTGCCTAACTCTTACAATGCTAAACAACATGTTCTTCGTTGGAGCATACCTCTCACCACCAAAGACCTAACTCTAAGTTGGGATGAGATATGCGAGATGGCTGGAAACCCTCTTAACAAAGCACACTATTATGGTGATAAGGGAATCAGCCTACCTATCAAAGAAGTCAAGGATAAGAACTTCCGCACAGAAGGTGGCGAACAAGTTCACTTTGATACGGTGTCTATGGGTAAAATCAAAATCCTACCCTGTCTTATGGAAGCCGCTTGTCAAGTGGGTAGTAACCCACCGCATGTTAGTCGTGCGAGTCTTGTGATGTATCTCGGTGCGCGCCTTCGTAACTTTCTACCTGTGTATCGAACTACTGCTGAGATGAGAGATACTCATGTGACTACTATATCGAACTTCATAGGTTCGTTACAATGGGCAGACTACGATGAAGGTGTCACATCATATCACACCAAGACAATTGTTGATGGTGGCTACCAAGAGTCCTGCGCGAGTTTGATAAGTAAAGGACTGTGTATAGGTAAGTGTCAACTATGGGATGGAACAGGTGAACACGATGATGAAGAGGATGAGGATGAGGAAATCAGCATTACTCTCAGCCCTGAACAATTAGAATGGTCTAACAGACATGCAGAGAAAACAGTTCAGTATCATAACAGCAATGGCGTAGGGGAATATGGACACAATAGCATCAATGGTGCATTGGTTGGTGTCAAATCTGAGTTAGCAGCATCCGTGTTCTTCTCTCAACATTTCACAACAGTTGTTGACAACTTCACATCTAACATATCAAAAAGTGACTTGCGCATCAATGCTCGTAAAATAGAAATTAAAGGTTTAGCGGAAAATCATTGGGAAGAATACAAGCGCGCAATTCCACCTAAGCAGTTAGATAAATACGCGTCGCGTAATGCAATTGTTGTATGGACCACCGTTGATAATCACAATCATCCTCGTAACAAAGTAATCTTACGCGGATGGAACCACGCATACGAAGTGAAAGAAAAAGGAGAGTTTATCAAAACTGTGTGTGACAACATTCAATTGAAAAATGATAAAGACATGAGACGCATGGGTGACCTTGTTCGGGTGTTGAATAAGATTGGCGGAAAAAATAAAGAGGCGATTTGAATGGTGGGAACTGCTAATGGCCTTGACCTTTATTGTCATCCTACCACCATTATTACTCCTCTTGTTTCCAATACACTTCATCTCAAAGGTGGTGTCGAATGATTGATGATGTGACATGCTGTAAATGTAAACGAGTTATTAACAGCAGCAATACTTCTTCTATGGCAAGTAAATTAAAATCTGCACTACGAATGTGCGGTAAATGTTATTTGGCTAAGAAGGCAAGAGAAAGAAAGGAGGCTAAAAAACCATGAATCCTATGATTATTGATACCAATGAGAGAGGTAGGTTACCCGACGCTATTGAACGCCGCGCGAAGTCACGCTCTCCGAGAGTAAACATTCTTAGAGAGAACCTCATTAATGGTGATTACCGATGTGGTGATTGGTTGATTGAAGCGAAGTCTGTTGACGACTTGATGCAATCAATGAGGAATGGGCATTTGATGAGACAACTTGACAACATGGATGCCAATGCAGGTAACTATGGTCTTGTAGTATGGGGAGACATTAATGATTACATCCATCAAGCCAAAGCAAGGGGTTCGACAATTACTCATAGCGCAGCATTGAAACAAATGGCAGGCTTCCTTGGTCGCATAGTTGCTGACTTTGGATGTCTCTTATACCGCGCTCCTAATGTGGGAGAAGCGGCACAATTTATGGTCGCTCTACATGAGAAGACCTACAAAAAAGCAAGCAGGCATGGCGCACAAGCAGTTAGACGAGTAAGCACTAATGATGTGCGAGTAGACATGCTGCTTACAATTCCGGGCATTGGTTCAGAAATGGCTGATGCTATCATTAAATCATGTGGTTCTATCGAAGAAGCCGCGTGTGGAGAATGCTTGAAAGAAGTTCCCCGTATGGGGAAGACACTACGCAATCGTGTAGTTGATGTTCTAACAAGTGAAGAAGAAGTTCGTGTAGAAAAGACGCGTTAATCCCAAGGTCGAGGGTGTGAACCCTTTGGATTAACAGGACCTCACGGACCTCGGTTAAAATCCGAGAGGGAGATTTGTTCACCCGAACCTCCCTCTCATTTATTGTTATTATACAATAGCAAGAAACAAGAAAAGAAGAATGGTTTATAAGCCGGTCTGAACCAGCGTGGGTTGTTGACCACACCCCACCATATCACCGGCTAACAAAAAATGAATGGAGATAAAATTATGGCACAACGACAATGGAATCAATATAGCGTAGTAAAAGAATACCCAATAATGAAGGAGTATTTAGACCGATTTAGAATGACTTCGTTCTTCAACGAAGTCCCCGGTTTAATTTCCTTCTTTTACCTGCAAGGCCAAGCCCTTGTGGATGAAGTTCGCATCCCTGTATGGGCGAGTGCGTTAGACCCCCGAATACATGTGTTTTGGATTCAAGCCACAAGGTCCGGTAAGTCTATCGCATGGGAGTTTACAGGAGAAGTAGCAGACTTAGCAGGAATAGAAATAGATATGTTCACAAGTGGAACAGACTCGGCATTGATAGGTTCAATAGATTCAATCAAAGATGATGATGGTGGATATATCACAGTTGAAAAACCCGGACTACTTGCCGGTAAGAAATGTTTGAACTTTGATGAGGGGTCTATCCTTCTTCAACCAAATCCAAAACAATTCTTTTCGGAAGTTATTCTGTATCTTCAACAATCAATGAACCCAATCGGGAGTCATAGTAACACATTAACGAAACACATGAAGAACGGTAAAGTGGAATGTGAGTCGCGTGTATCATTTTGGATAACATCATTCCCTCCTGCGGGAGTCAAGGAGTATGTTCTTACCAAAGGATTGTTTCAACGAGTCTTGCTTTTGTATAGACCTTGGAACGATGAGATGAGACAAATGGTATCAGAACAAAGAATGTCTGGTGTATTCAAAAACAAGTTAGAAAATGTAATGAGTCTTGAAGACATAGCACAACACTTCATACAAATCAAAGAGAAAGTAAGAACACGATTGTTGATGAAGGCTAACCTAACACATGAAGAGTGGGGTAACATGACCCCACATCAGAAAGAAGAAGTGGCTCGCGCAATGATGTATGATATGTTCAAAACTGATGCATCGTTTGAACCTCAATTGATGGCAGCGGTGGACAGTTACTACACCTTAGTGCGTGGTATGGATAAGCATCTTAGTGATGTTGTTTGTTCATTCATTCCTAATGTTTTATCATACACAGTATTGTTTGCAACCCACATCGCATTGATGAGAGTAATGCGCGACGGTATTGGTGTCGAAGATGAATGGAGTATCACAGGTGACGATGTTGAAATGGCGGCTGAAATCTTATACGATGTTTATGAGCAACTTGTTCTTTGGCTTGAGTCTGAAGTTGAAGTTGGAGCGAAAGCGGCAGAGAAAGCGGCAGTTATGCAAGGATGGCACAAGGCACGCAAGGTATGCAAGACTGTTGAGATTGAAGGCAAAGGCGAAGGATGGGTTTTGAAAAGTCAATTACTTGAACGCTATGGGTCGCAACAAGGCAGAAGCAAACCGGCTGTGTATGAGCGATTCAAAAAGGTAGAGAAGAACTTCTTGACTGCGCGCATAGGTAAAGCAGTATATGTCAAGTTCAAAGAGGAAGTGAAACAATGAGCGATACAATAAAGAATTACAAATCAATCTTAGAAGAAATCAGCGATGTGTTAGAAGGTGGCGATGTTGCCCTTGACCTTGAAGACGCGCCAAGCGCGGCTACAACTATTCGTATCATATCCAGCATTGTCGGGGATGCTTTAAGCGGAATTAAAGCGCATGAAGAAATAAAAAAAGTGTTTGATAAGATTGAGTTTGAAGTCTATGACAAAGATAACAAGGTGGTATCGAAGTGAGTAAAATAATGGCATTAGATATAGAAACAGCGAACTTTTCCTATGAGATAGGTGGATGGGATAAGACTCATCTGTTTGAGCCTGTTGTGGTAGCCACTTGGGATGGAGAGAACGCTCACATCTTTTCAAAAGAAGATACAATGATGATAGCAGGAACGGAAGTTCACCCTCTTCACCCAAGAGAATTAGGTGAGCATCTCAAGAAGCATGTTGACGCAGGTGGAGTTATCATTGGTCACAACATTCGTGGCTTTGATTTACCTGTTCTAAGAGACGCGCTTGATATGCATTACGCAGGTGTGCTGATGAATAAGGCTGACGAGTGTTTGATTGATACATCGTGGACACTTCGTTCCAGCGCAGGTCATTCAGTATCACTTGATGATGTGTGTAAACATACCCTTGGACGAGGGAAGGAGATTATGCATTCAGAGGATGCTCCTATTGCATGGAGAGAGAAAAAATACATTGAAGTAATGAAGTATTGTTTGGCTGATTGCCAAATGAATTACGACCTCTTTGCACACGGACAGCGCGAAGGTGTTGTCAAAGCAAGAGATTTAGTTTCTGGCACTATTATTGATATAGAAGTGTTATGGAAAAAGGAGTGAAACATATGACAGACGAAAGAAAAAATGGAAGAGAAGCCCAAATTAGTAATATACGAGCCGCAGTAAATATCGCAGAAACTGTCAGGTCCACACTTGGACCTGCGGGTATGGATAAGATGCTTGTTGATGAACAAGGACATACGATTGTAACCAATGATGGTGTCACGATTCTTCGTGAACTTGATACCGCGCACCCCGGTGCTAAGATGATGGTTGGAATCAGTCAAACACAAGAACAAGTCTGTAAAGACGGAACAACAAGTGTTGTTGTTCTCGGTGGACAGATGCTTGCGTTGAGCGAAGGATTACTGTTGAGAGGGATTCACCCTCAGACAATAGTGCGCGCTTACAATCGTGCAAGTGTTATTGCGATGGAAGGTGTTGAAGCACAAAAAACATCAGGTGATGAATTAGCAGTAGCGAAGACAGCACTACGAGGTAAAGCGACTGAAAGTCATTTGAATGACGCGGCAAGGCTATGTGTCGAGGTTGCGAAAGCGGTCGAAGGTGACCTTGACCGTGTTCGCATTATCACTCAAGCAGGTGGTTCAATGAAGGACTCATATTGGAATGCAGGTTTGGTCTTGAGTAAAGACTTCGCAATACCAACAGACACCGAGTTCAAAGATGCGCGAGTTCTATTGCTTGATGGTGGACTTGAAGGGTATGACCTAAGCGAAGTTCAAATGCAAGTCAATGACCCTGCTCAACTTCAACAAATCAAAGAGCAAGAAATGCAAATGCTTGGACATGCGGCTCAAGAGATTAGCGACATGTGTGATGTTCTATTAGTTCGCGATGGTGTTCACGAAGCAGTTGTGAAATACCTTGCGGCTAATGATGTGGGAGTTGTTACCCGACTCCAACAATCAGATATGGATGCATTAACACAAATCACAGGACTACCATGTTATCACCGCTTCACCGATGTGGATGAAGATAAACTCAAAGTGAAAGATTCAGTAATCAAGAAGGAGCGTATTGGTGACCTTGATTATGTAAGCGTGATTGTGCCTGAGTCGTGCGTTGTCACAATGGTGGTGCGTGGTGCTACTCGTCAAACACTTGATGAATATGAGCGAGCGTTCGACGACGCGCTTGGTGTAGTTTGTCTATACATGGGTGATGAAGGAGATGGTGTTCTTGCAGGCGGTGGTGCTGCTTTGTCTAAGGCTTCAGTTGCAGTCCGTAGACA